AGAACCCTAACAGGGACCACAATACAGGATTCGGTGTTGATATAACCCATGACCCTGCACATGGTATCGACTGCCATGAGATGTACATGAACCTCAAGACAGACAAGCGTGTAAAGTACTTAATTTTTAAGGGACTCATTTGGAGTAGTGAGAAGGGTGACAAGCCTTACACAGGCAGCAACCCTCACAATAAGCATTTGCATATATCAATCAAAGATAACTGCGGTAATGATACATCACCTTGGTTTCCTTGGTTAGGAAAAATAACAACCATCAATAAAGTAAAGGCAGCGGTTAAGCCTTTGCCTAAAAAGGAGAACAAATGAACACAAAGAAAATGCAGGCAATCGCCTCAACATATCTACGTGCTGCAGCAGCAGCAATGATTGCTCTCTACCTAGCAGGAGTAACCGAACCAAAGGCTCTGCTATCAGCAGCGCTCGCTGCCGTGGCTGGACCAATCCTCAAGGCACTCGACCCTGACTCAGCAGAGTTTGGCGTCGGCTCCAAATAGCCCTACTCTAGGCCCCTAGCAGGCCGATAGAGACAAGAAACCCCCCTTCCTAAGGTAATCACCCTAGGTTGGGGGGTCTTTTGGCGTTTCTAGAGGCTAGTCGATGTCCTCGTCGTCCGCTACCATGTCCTCAAAGTAGTCCCGCCACACCTTTGAGTTCTTCTTAAACTTGTAATTCTGATACATACCAATCAACTCATAAATCAGGTCACGAATAGCAAGTGCTAATGCAGTACCGATTACTACTTCCAACATATCTTCTCCTATAGTATAATATATATTATATATATATAACCCCCTTCGGGGGTATATATTATATATTATAATTAATTATACACACCTAACTGAATCCGTTAGGTAGGCTGCTTACCGAAGTAACTCAGGATATCTGCTATACTACAACCATGACGATACAAATTGGTGAATATGATTTACCTGAACATGTAAGTTACTCTGCATTCACAACCTATATTGATTGTGGTTTTCAGTATTACCTGACACGATTGATGACCGTACCAGAAGCACCATCAGTGTGGTCGGTAGGCGGTTCAGCATTCCATAGAGCAACAGAATTGTGGGACTTAGAAAATGCAGAATGAATTATGGGCTAAGGCCTGGGCAGAAGAACTTGGCGACACCGACCTGACCAATGCACGTGTTGGGGGAAGGGCAACCAAGGCTAATCCAAACAAGGAAGACGTTAACTTCTGGCAAGAGACTGGACCTAGATGGGTTCAGGCTTATGTTGATTGGCGTAAAGCAAACCCACACTGGAAGATTTGGAAGACACCGCAAGGCGTTCCTGCTATCGAGTTGGCCTTGCTACCAGAGTTTGGTGGAGTACCCGTCAAGATGATTCTTGATAGGGTATTCGAAGTGAACGGCGAACTAGTTATAGTCGACCTAAAGACTTCTCAACAAACACCTACCAACACACTACAACTGGGCTTTTATAAAGTGGGACTAAAGAAAGTCTTCGGTGTAGATATCAAGTGGGGGACATACTGGATGTCACGCCAGAATGGTGTTTCTGAGATGGTAAACCTTGACAAGTACACGGACGAGAAGTTAGAGTATCTTGTCACAGGTTTTGACAAAGCCCGTAAGGCCAAAATATTTTTACCTAACACAAACAACTGCCAATATAAATGCGGAGTTACAGAATTCTGTACCTTCTCAACTAAGATAGGATAACAAATGGAAGAATGGAAACTGCAAGTATCATACAAGACACCAGCAGGTGACATGATTAACGTCAGAGCAAACACGGCTGACGAGTTAAGCGTACTGCTAGAAGGTGTCGGAGATTACTCACATCAAGTCGCTGCAGTACAGAAACTTATTGTGGGTGCGTATACAGTAGCCCCTTTGGGGACCACGAGTTCAACTCAAAACACAGCGCCATCCACATACTACGCTCCAACCCAGGGGCAGATGCCTACCATCGCACAACCACCAAGCGCGATAACCCCATCAGGGACAGCAAGTCCGACATGCATTCACGGGGCAAGAATCTTCCGACAGGGAGTAAGCAAGACGAGTGGGAAGCCTTATGCTTTTTGGGCATGCCCGACTCCACAGGGAACGCCTGACCAATGCAAGCCAGTAAACTAACGAAAGGAAAAATATGAGCATCTGGGATAATCCTGAGTTCAAGAATGAAGGTAGTGGCACTTATGTTAATTTTAAAAACATTGGTGATTCAGTAGAAGGAACAGTACTAAGTGTTGGACTACAGACATGGGACGATGGAACTGTAGCACCAAAGATTGTGCTTCATACAAGTGAAGGTGAGCGTACCTTGACTGCTGGTCAAGTCCGCTTGAAGATGGCACTAGCAGAGAAGCGACCTGAACAAGGTGACTATCTTGCTGTTAAGTTTGTATCAATCGAAGCACGTGCTGGTGGTAAGACACTCAAGCACTTCGATGTTAATGTCCGCAAGACCACAACGTCGGCACCGTTTTAAACTAAGTAGATGAAAGAGCGCAGTCACATTAACCTACCACGTAAGTGGCTGCGTTCTTTCTATAAAGAAGGGAACAATGAAGGATGCGTACACTTGTCCGCTCAGTTGGCCGTGCCAGTATTGGTGGAGAACCGCTCCCTAGTTGCTTTAAGGCATTCGAGAACAACAAGATTATCATTAGACGTTCAGAAGTTTCGATGTTCGCAGCAGCACCAGGAGTTGGAAAGTCGACATTAGCACTAGCGCTTGCGCTTAAGATGAAAGTCCCGACACTCTATATTTCAGCAGATACAAATGCGCATACAATGGCTATGCGTTTAGCCTCAATGATTTCTGGTAAGTCCCAGTCTGATGTTGAAGGGTTATTAACTACGGATATTGGTTGGACTAAGGCAACTCTATTAAGAGGCAGTCATATAGTTTGGTCATTTGAATCAGCACCATCTCTTCAGGATATTGACGAAGAGGTTCAAGCATTCGAAGAACTATGGGGTTGCCCACCAGTTCTTATTGTTGTAGATAATTTAATGGATGTTGCCACAGATGGTGGCGAAGAGTTTGCATCTATGCGTGCAATCATGAAGGAGTTGAAGTACCTTGCCAGAGCGACCAATGCTGCAGTTGTTGTCCTTCACCACACCAGTGAGGCAGTACCAGGAAGCCCGTGTCAGCCGAGGTCGGCGATTCAGGGTAAGGTTGCTCAACTTCCTGCTCTTATATGTACCCTTGGCGTCGTTGGTACTAGCATGGGTGTTGCACCAGTTAAGAATAGATACGGACGGGCCGATGCTGGAGGAGGACTTATGACTTGGGTTGCATTTAATCCTGAGTACATGTTCATCGACGACATTCCCGAGAACGTATGACATATCCTAACTGGTTCGATGGCCAGATATATAACTTTGACGATAACTTAAAACGTTTCGCAGGTAAGCCTGACTTGAAGTTCTTGCAGATAGGTGTGTTCACAGGCGATGCTAGTGTTTGGTTGCGTGAGAATATACTTACACATCCAACATCACATCTATTAGATGTCGATACATGGGATGGTTCTAAAGAACCAGAACATATGAGTATGGATTTTAATAATGTTTATGTCTATTACAAGAAGCGCATGGAACCTTACGATAATGTAAAGTCTGTTCGAAATAATAGTAACAACTTTTTTAGAAGTTATGATGGGCCTATGTTTGATTTCATCTACATTGATGGAGACCATACATCTGCTCAGGTAGAACAGGATGCATACAGCGCATGGAAGTTATTGAAACATGGTGGAATCATGGCCTTCGATGACTACCTATGGGGTCAGGACTTACCGTCTGATGCCACACCCAAGCCAGCGATTGATAACTTTTTACGCACACATGATGGTGAGTACGCTCAGTTAGTTAATAGTTACCAAGTTTGGATACAGAAGAATGACAACTAGAAAATCACACAAGGCCCGAGGAGCAACATATGAAACAGACATCAAAGACTATTTTAGAAAACGTGGATACGACGCTGAACGCCTTGCTCGACGAGGTAGTAAGGATGAAGGCGATGTTGTTATCCGTTCAGACTTCTTTGGTTCAATCGGAATCCTTGAAGCCAAAGCCCCAGGGGCGGGGAACAAAATCAATCTATCTGGATGGCAGGCAGAATCCCAAGTCGAAGCGAAAAATTACGCAGAAGCCAGAGACATTGAAATCTCTGCTATCCTTCCAGCGGTTGTTATCAAGGCCAGAGGAAAAGCGATAGCAGATTCATACCTAGTACTAAGATTGGGAGACGTGTTCGGTGAATGATTTGCCAAGTATCAAGACTGTGCTTGAGCACTACGGTGCAAGCATACGTCGTGACCATGGGCAAGTCAACCTAAAGTGTCCGTTCCATGGTGACTCACACCAGTCAGGTACTGCAAACTTGGACGATAATGTTTTTGTTTGTTTTGCTTGTGGTGTACAGGGTAACAGTTTACAAATTATTTCTAAGCAAGAAGGGATTAGTATACGTGAAGCAACAAAATTTGCAGAAGGAAATCTTGGACACAGCGACTCGCAAGTACCAGGCAAACATCTATCAGGCAGAAGACTACCTGCGAAGCAGGGGTATAACAATAGAAATAGCACGGCTGGCGCGATTAGGCGTAGTCGCGGAGCCTGAGCCAGGACACGAAGCATATGCTGGTCGCTTATCTATACCTTACATAACTAAGACTGGTGTAGTTGACTTACGTTTTCGTTCGCTTAACCCTGCCGTTGAACCAAAGTATATGGGTATGGTCGGTGCGGACACGAAGATGTACAATGTGCTAGATATCGAACGAGCAGGTGATTGGATTGGAGTATGCGAAGGTGAACTTGATACCCTTACTATGTCTCGTTGTGTTGGCATACCTTGCATTGGAGTTCCAGGTGCGAACTCGTGGAAGAAACACTACACACGTTTGCTCGCTGACTTTGAACGAGTCTTCGTATTTGCAGATGGTGATGGGCCGGGTAGAGAATTCGCAAACAGTCTGGCTAGAGAGTTGCCAGTCACTATTGTTGGATTCGGAGACGGGGAAGATGTTAATTCTGCATACACCAAGTTCGGTGCGCAGTTCATTAAAGAAAAGATGGGATTAAATAATGAGGAGTAAACCAAAAGATTGCCCTGAATGTGGCGAGCAGTTTGATAACGTCTTCGATGCAACAGACCACCTGTTAGAAGATGATGAAGAATTTGACCCATCACTAGTACTACCTAACGGGTACAGGCTACTGATTGGTTCGTTGTTGCGGTGCATGTATCGCTACGCAGATGAACCAGAACAGATTAAGGATATTACGCAGTCAACATACATGACTTTGTTTACTGCTGAGACTAGTCCTTCTACTGTTGTAGAAGTAATAGAAGATATGATTGTTGACTCTAGTATGGTAGGAATTGATGACGAACTTAAACGCCTCTTGGCAGATGGAGAATGAAGAGATATGGCAGATAACACAGTACCTAATGGGGCTTGGCCTACCTATACAGTCGACTCAGAAGGTCGGCGATTCGTTACAGGTGACGTTAACCATAAAGTTGTTGCACGCAAACTCTATCTAGAGGCAGCCTTAGATGATGTAGTAAAAGAACTAAGCGACTTGCTTCTCAGGAAGCATAAAGATTATGGTCCAAAGAATATATCTCAAGCACCTGGCGGTGCAATTAATGGGTTGCGTGTACGCATGCATGACAAGTTAGCACGCATCAACAATCTATTTGATAGTGGAGCAGAACCTGAGAACGAATCCTTTGAAGACTCCTTCAAGGACATGGCAAACTATGCAATCATTGGGTTGCTAGTCTTAAGAGGACGTTGGGATAATGACTAACAAATCATCATTTGATTTAGACTTTGGGTTCGGGCGCAAGGGTGAACAACTAGTAGATGAGTTGCTTACTGGTGCTCGTACTGTTGAGGTTAAGCGTGACCGTAAGTGGGCGAAGACTAACAATCTTTATATCGAGACCGAGTGTTTCTTTAAGAAGATAGAAGGCTGGGGTCCATCAGGCTTAGGTGTAACCGAAGCATCTTACTGGGCGTTTGTACTCGAGGAGTCAACGCTTATCGTACCAACGGATGCCTTGCGGTACGCAGTGAAAGAGTTTGGCAGAGAGATTACATGCAACATACCACCCAACATATCCAAAGGATATCTAATCACAGTAGATGATTTAATGTCGGCGACAAGACTATACAAGAAGGCGATGGCTAATGAACTGGCAACGAATTGAACCGTGGGAATTTGTAATTGCTCATGTAGCCTCAGAGTATAAGCGCAAGTTTAATATAGTAGAGATTGAAGATATTAAACTTGCCTTGTATGAGTGGTTCAATGAGCACCCAAACAAGTTGGACGAATGGGAAAAGATTGGCGAGAAAGATGCCAAGAATTTATTGTATCGTTCATTGCGTAATCAAGCGTTGGATTTTTGCCAAAAGTTTAAGGCTAAGAATCTCGGATACGAGACATCTGATTTATATTATTATGAGCCAGAAGTTGTAGAAGCACTGCTCCCTGCTGTGTTGCGTCAAGAGTGGGGTGTAACCCACAAGTTAAATCTTGGTAGACCAGGCAGGCCATCGGCACCTGCTGAGGGTGGCAACTTGTCTGCTATGATGATAGAGATTGAATCTGCATACCGAAGGTTGAGTACAGAGGACAAGCGAATACTCTTCCTTCGATATGCAGAGTCAATGGACTATAAAGAGATAAGTAATTTCTTATCCCTCAATAGCGACGATGCCGCTCGCATGAGAGGCAATAGAGCGGTCAAGCGTCTGGTCGCTAAGTTAGGTGGATTTAGACCATACTTAGACAAAGATACCCCCGACAACAAAGGCGAAGTAGAAAACGATATAGTAGAGGGCGACCAAGCCACCGACTATAGCGAAGGGGACGAGACAAGCAGCGATGAACTCTAGTAGTTTACTCATTGGTTAAGTACTCATTATCAAAGTCAACCTCACTATTAATCATCTCTTCGATAAGAAGTTCTAAGTCATCTACATATGGTTCTTCATCGGCATACTGAATCATCTGCTCTTCTATCCATTCCTCTTCACTATTGTAGGAAGGATACCACGGCAGCATTGGTGTACCTTTGCTGGTGTTTAGGTAGACTTGGGTCGCGCCCTCTTCTGGCTTGAAGAAGTCAAGATTGAATCTCCATACACCAATTGGTGTCAGCAATATATAAACTGCTGGCTTATTTTGTTGCTTCGCTTCCTCAAGAATGTGGTCGTAGAGTAGCCTATCCATGCGGTGCGAATTATCTAACTCATATGATATCCGATAGTACAGGTACAGGTCTTTTGTGTTACCCATCTCACCTGACTTCTCAATCATGTCGCGCAGTTGTTCAGTTGTTATGTCTCCCATAGACACTTATCCTCCCGTTGAATAAAATCCAGTCCCCTTGAACTGAATGCTTGGTGTTGAGTATACTCTTGTAGATACCAACCCACATGTAGGGCAGGTAACTTCTGTTTCTTTCTCACGATACGAACGTGTAGTGTCGAAGTTAACCTCGCACTTGTTACATCGGTATTCATATGTTGGCATTAGAATGGTTCCTCTCCTGCTGGTGGTACGAATGAAGCGATTAGACAACGCTCCCATTCGCGCATCTCCATCGATAGCCTTACGTCTTCATTGTTAATCAGTGTGTTGATACGCGCTTCTTCCTCTCGCTTCTTAGTTATCTCATGCAAGAACTCAGCCATCATACTCTCCTGTCTCGGGTGGTGTCGGTGCTGTGGCTAGTGTACCACACAACACACACTCCATAGTCTCAGTAAAGTACATGCCTATCTCTCCGTCCTCATCGAACATAACTTTAAGTAACCACAACTCTGAGCCACAAGGACATACCGTGGTTGGTTCACCGCGTATATCCATTGACGCTGAGTAGTCATGAGTTATATTATCTACATGGTCTGGCATGTTAATGGTATCCGTTCTTCTGAAAGAACTTCCACGCTTGACATGGAGTTCCGTATCTGTGGTAGATGTAGTCTAAGCCACGCTCTATCTGTCTAGTTGGTGGGAGTTTAGGGTCAAGTCCCAGAAGTTGTGGGATACCACCAGCGTTCTTCCCCATAACTTTGGTGGTGTTGAATGCACTTGGATTCCAAGCGGACTCTTTACCCCACAACTTCGTGAGACATGACCATTCTTTATCTTTCCAAACGGCTAGCCTATCTCTGGCATAGGCCTTGCTATCTTCTTTGCTCCATTCATTCTGAACGGTTTCTTTTGGTTGTGGTTTAGATGTTGGAGCGTCGAAGATAAACAATCCTAACATTACTAGTGTTAGGAATACTATTGATTTCATTTAACTAAACTCCTTATGTGAGGTGCTACAACCATGCGTTGCAGTCTTTCCCTTGAAGCCTTGGCCGTGTCAGCCATGGCAATTCTTTCACCAGGAAGTGTGCCTCCCCATATGCCATAGTCTAAGTTGTTCTCTTTCATTCCTTCGGCTAGGCAATTGGAACGAATTGGACATTTGTTACATATTGCTATGGCTTCAAGCATATTTTCTACACGCTTCTTGAACTTTATGTTAGGGTTCTTAGTACCTAAACGCTTCTCGAATAAGTCACCTGAGTCCTCGAACCATAGGTTAGGGTTCTCGTGCGTTGTGCATAGTCCTTGCATGTTATCTTCGCTATTCATTGTAGTACTCCTCGTAGGTTACATCAGGTTCGTGACACTCACAGTCGCGCAACCGTTCATCACAGTACTCGCATGAGTCGTCCTTGCCTAACGCAATATCGTCGTCTACTCTTGGTTCAGACATCTTCATTTCCTCTCGATGTTCGGGTATCATGACAGTCTATACATCTATAATACCATGTTGATAGTGTGCATTCTGATATCAGGAATAGCCACCTGTGTTGGCAGGATACTCCATGAAATATTGCAGTCAGCGCGTCATATGCAGGGCTGTCACGCCACCTGCGTATGGTTGGTATAACAAAAGAACCTTGAACATATACCAATGGAGCATAGCCTGACTCTATATATATATCTCTATATATATTAGAATACTGTGGTTCACGGCGTACTGCTGGTGTGTAATCGCCTCGTCTGGCGACTATCTCATGCAGAAACTCTGGCATTGGTTCTCCGTTCTAGTGCAGGGCTGGCTTGTATATAGGTACTACGGTAGCGTTGACCAAGTTGCTACCAAAGTTGATTGCTTCTTGAACGCTAGCAAACACACCATATACTATGTGTTCATCATCTATTGTAGTTAGTGTAACAAACCCCATAGGTGGTTGCTCATTACTATGCTCAAAGCCTTGAACGGTTACTCTATCCATGGTTTATCCTCTCTATAAATTTAAGGTGAGCAGTTTAATCTCATGCTCAGGAGAGTTGTTATCTTCTAGCGAGAAGCCCTATGCTTGGAAGATAACCTCAGTGTACCCGTCGAGACGGGATTGGTTGGTGGTCAAGCCCTTACTTCCAGTAAGGTGCTTGTATGTGCCGTCACCAAGTGACACCCACATAGACTTAGCCTTGAAGCGGTTCTGTGCAGGTAGTGCCTTGACGATTGTGCCACGCTTAGGAAAATCTGATGATGTTTCCATGGCGTTGGCGTTGTCTGAAATCTCGTCAGCGATAACGCGCAGTTCCTCTGCGAGATTTAGGATTGTTGATGTTGACATGTGTTCCTCTCGGTTGGTTGGTTGGTATTGCAGTAAAGCACTCTGATAAACGGCGGTCGCCTATCAGAATTATAGTAAGTGACTTAGGTCACGCTTGCTTAGTAAGTTTGGTGTCCAGCATAGACAGTCTACCACATGAGTGCCACAATCGAAACAACTTTCGCATGTGACACAGTAGTAAGGGTTCTCTTCTAAGTCCAGCAGTGTAGAACAATACTGGCACTCATCTATAACCTTGACCAAGTCTTCCTCGTAATCTAGTAAAGACTGGTGGTACTTGTCGTCCGACCATGCGTTAGAGCGGACGCTGGGATAGGCTGGTTGTGCATAGAAGGTAGTAACTGGTGGCTTGGGTAGACTACGGACATGGCTCTGATTGCTCCACCATATACCTTCCTCGTCCCATGTACCTAGGTTCTCGTTGACGATATACACAGGATACTGTGCGTCAGGGTCGGCAGTTAAGACGGCTATCTTACTACCGCTAGCCCACTTGGATACCATATTCCAGATAGTCTCGTCATCTAATGCGGATACGCCACCTAACTTAGGTAGTGTGTCCTCGGCAAAGACTCGGGTATCTGAGCGTCTATCGTTGGCTGGTATTGCTACATCTAACACGCCATTGTGTGCTAGATAGGTGCGTTCGTCACCACCTACAACAAAGGGGTGGCAATTCTGCTCGTTCTTAACACCATGTGTTGCGTATCGTGCATGCCACATGGCGTAGCCTGTGGGATACTGCTTGCGCAGTTCTAAGAAGCGTTTGATAGACTTCTTAGCAGACATACTGCGTTCTGATATTACTCTATCTCCTGTATGGATAGCAAAGCCAAAGCCATGCGGATTAGAGCAAGCACCAGCGTGCAGGTCTGTCGCTTTAGGTGTGGAGTTAGGCTCGCACACAATTAGTAAGCACATATTGTCCTCTCTATGCGTTCAGTTCGGTCTTGTCGTTGATTACTGTACTTGCTACCTTAGGTAGTCGGTCGTACAGGTCGGGGTACAGTCCGTTGTTATCTTGTACATAATCAACGAACCATTCCCATGTAAGTGCGCCCATCTTTACATCATCTAGGCGCAAGTGGCGAGTGTACTCAACCATAGCGTGAGCAAGGTCGAGCGTTGCTAGCACTCCCTTAGAGTTCATAGTACCTCTAAAGAAGCGTAACTCTAGTGTGTCTCGGTTCTGCGTGTTGACTGCGCTATACCTCTCGGTATGACCGCGTCTATCTAACTTGTGCTTGAACGAGAACACAGGCTTGTCGTACTCGTCGAATGTGTAGCAGTCGTTGAACCTTGCATAGTCGGACTTGCGACCTGCAAACTTCATCATGTGCTCGCTATTCTTATAGACGAGAGATAAGAACCTGTGAGTGTGTGCTCCACTACTGAAACCCTTACGGCTTAGGTGTATGTGGATACCACAGTTAGACTTGGCGTCCCATGAACGGGCGCGGTGGTCTGTGCGTAACTTGTCGATAGTATCCCACAGGACTTGCGAGTGTTCTCTAAAGTGTAAGTGCGAGTGAGGTTGAGTAACTATCTCGAACCCCTCGTTACCTACACGCGAACCCTCTAGTCTGCCGATACTGCCGTCGTGCTTGAGTACGGCGATACCCTGCAAGGCTTGGCTAGCAAAGTCGCTAGCGTTCTCAAGGTTGCCGTATATCTCGGTCTCTAACTCTAACCCTAAGTACAGGTTAGACTTATCATAACCGTGAAACTCTATATCGGGCTTGCACCCGTAAGAGTGGACTGCGCCACGAGTACCACAAGATGAGCACCTACTGCTATTGCTTGTACGGCATTCGCATGGGTCACTATCTAAGAAGTTCTCGTCGCAGTCGTCGCAGTAGTACGCTCTGTAATCAAAGCAACCTTGGCAATAGGTATCACCCTGCACATTATGGTAGTCATTATGTGTCGAATAGTTTGTACCGCAAGGTTCGCAGAAGAACGAGTTATCTTGGTAGCAAATCTCGCACCAAATCTGGTCGTCTACTGTGTGAGCGTCGTCGTTGTGGACTGTGGAGTCGCAGTTCTCGCAAGCGAACGAGCATGCATAGCAATAGATACTATTGCCGTCGCTACGCGTTCGGTCTTGTAGAACCACTTGGCTACATGAGTCGCAGTAGTACGAGCATGAGTCGCAGACTATATCCCCGTTGGGGAAATGCCTTTCGTCACCCTCGTCTATTTCGTTCGTGCATTCAGTACAGGTTTGCACCTTTACCACCTTACTTACTTACGCCGACGGGCTTTCCGTTAGCGCGTGCGTCTAGCATAGCGTCACTAATCTTGGAGCGCAATACCATAACTTCTTGCGCCAAGATTAAGAAGCCGTTACTTCTATGCGCTTCTTGTGCTTGGCGTAGTGCCAAGCGGATAACTTCAACCTCTCTTGGTGCGAGGTCTAGTAGTAGGTTATCGGCCGTCATAGTAACCCTCAAAGCGACGCAAGCGACGCTCTAAGACATACACACGACGGAACGCAACTATTAGCAGGGTATTAGCAAGCGCGAGAGCGATTACTACTGCAAGCAGGTCGTTAGTTGATAACTGCATGGTTCTCCTATCCTTAGTCGGTCACGCTGGGTTGCGTGGTGTCCTGCCGAGTCTCGCTCTCGGTCGCCGTCGGTACGGGCAGGACTGCGGTGCTAGTTGGCGTTGAGGTGGATTGAACCCATCTCCTTGAGCAACTGCTCGCGTCGTTCTTGTAGTGCGATAAATACTTCATCTTGCTCGCTCACCTTGAAAGTGAGCGGTGCTACTGGCTTGCTTGAACGCTTGCGCTTGTGTGCATGACGCTTGCGCTTGCGCGTTGCAACCTTGACGGGTTGCGCGGGGATTACGATAACTTCGCCGTTAGGCTTGGTTATTGTGACCTCACTTACTGCATGCTTGGATTGTGTCCAAGCGCGAGATGCGCGAGGTTTGTGGGGCATGGATACATAACTTGCCATGTTCTTACCTTTCGATAGTTGGTAACTGCGTGAGTAGGCAAGCCTTACGACCTGCCTACCCGATAGAAAACTTATCGGGCACTACATGTACCCGACTCGCGTTCTATATCTTGCAATTTATCGACTAGGCGGACGGGTAATATCTGAACGCGACTCATGCAGAACGAAGGTTCCTTAAGCCGTGAGGAATAGTCTCAGGGGTTCATGAGAAAGAACGCGCCAGATATTCCCGACCTGCGCTAAGTGGAGTCGCACACGATAGGCGAGCAATTTACTTCGCGCACGATTCGCGCTTTTCAATTCCTACCGCATGAACACTTCAAGCGATACGCCGTACTTTACACGAAAAACGGGGAACGGGTAACCAATCAAGCCAAATTGAAAAAATAATTGCCCGATATGTCCGAATTATCCTGTGAGGTGCGTCACACTCCGACGGCAGAACTAGGACAATTTAGGGCAAGTCGGGCAGATTGGATAAGTCAGGACATACGCCTACAAGTCGGGCAATTCGGACATTCAGGGTCGAATCGGACATACACGCATGTAGAATCCTATAGGATTATGTTACTCATGGGTAACTTAGCGAGAGTGGAATTGGCTCGGAAGTCAATAGAATTGGCATGTGAAACGCGTCACACTTTCACTATGTTACTGGCGAGTAACTTCATGCGCCTATGTTACTCACGGGTAATATATTTATGTTACTGGCGGGTAACTTATTTATAGGCGGATAGTCGGCAAGTAGATAAACCGATAAGTCGACAATTCAGAATAGATATTCCCCCAGTCGATAAATATACATGTCGATTTGTCGATTTGTCGACATTTTGACCCCATGTTTTATTATGAGCGTGCAGGAAGGTATTATATAGTCCCACTAAAAATATCTGTTATATTGTCATTACCCCCCCTATATACCCCTTCTGAACAGGACTTTTAAAAAACTTCCCCAACATCTGTTCGCTTTTGCCTTTTGAACAGGTTATCTATATATGTAATGAATTACATTCGGAGTCGCTCCGTTAAGACTCCGCGACTATATATAATATAATATATATATTGGGACATCTATGCCGCTAATCGGCTAGCGTTAAATGACTGTAAATTAGGGGATGACTGATGGGTAGAAAACCAGGGATTCAGAACATTCCCAAGCGCGAAGCGCAAGAAAAAGTTCTTCAAGTCTTGGCTCAGGGCCAGACAATTACCGCCGCTATGGCAACTGTAGGCCGTTCAGACGTCGCCTTTCGCCAGTGGGTAGCAACTGACCCTGAGTTTAAGGAACGCGCCGAGAGCGCCCGCCTAGAGGGCAAGGGCGTCAAAACGGACTTAAAGGAATTATCGGACATTTCCTTCCCTGACTTCTCTGAGCAGTTCCTTGACACAAAACTCTTTGACCATCACCTTGACTGGGTGGACTTAATCGAAGGACGGGAGCCACGATGGATTCATCCCTCAATGACTTTCGAGCCTGGTGCTGCGAATCGTGTTTTAATCAACGTCCCGCCAGAGCACGCGAAGTCGACGGTGATTACCACCAACTATGTAGTGTATCGAATTGTAACTAATCCCAACGCTAGAGTCATCGTAGTCTCTAAGACTCAGGGTATGGCCCGCAAGTTCCTTGGGGCTATTAAGACCCGACTCAGCCATCCAGCCTATACCAAGATGCAGGTGGCCTTCGGCCCCAACGGCGGCTATAAGGCCGATGCAACCCAATGGTCGGCTGATATGATTTATCTAGGCACAGGTCGAGACTCTGGAGAGAAAGACCCTACAGTCCAAGCATTGGGCTTTGGGTCACAGATTTACGGAGCACGTGCCGACCTGATTATCCTAGATGACGTGGTGATGGGGGCTAACGCCCATGAGTGGGAAAAGCAGATTGAGTGGCTTCAGAAAGAAGTTATCACTCGTCTAGGTCGCCACGGTAAACTTGTCGTTGTAGGAACTCGTGTTGCTCCAATTGACCTTTACAAGATGATACGCGACCCTGACCAATGGACTGGCGGCAAGTCGCCCTTCACATACTTTGCTCAACCTGCGGTTTTAGAATTTGACGAGAACCCTGTAAACTGGAAGACTCTCTGGCCTGAAACCACTCAACAAGAAAACGAAGTGGACGAGGTAAATGCTAACGGACTTTATCCGAAATGGGATGGACCCTCGCTCTTTACACGCCGTTCTGAAGTGGCACCTTCTGTCTGGGCTATGGTCTACCAACAAGAAGACGTACAGCAAGATTCGATATTCTCGCCAGGACTTGTGGCAGGATGTGTTAACGGCATGCGCAAGCGTGGACCTCTCAAGCCAAACGCGGCGGGGCATCCAAAGCACATCGAAGGAACCTACACCGTAATTGGATTTGACCCTGCCGTATCTGGTAGAAGCGCTTTCGTTGCCGTAACTTATAACCGCAGCGATGGCAAGATTTATGTTTTAGATTGTGTTAACATGGTCGACCCTACTCCTCAAAAGGAGCGGGCCCTCATTGAAGAATGGGTGGAGCGCTACAAGCCTCAAGAGTTCCGTGTTGAAATTAACGCACATCAGAAGTACTATGCTATGGATAGCGACCTTCGTGACTTCTTAGCCCAGTACGGTTGTCAACTCAACTCACACTTTACTGGTAAAAACAAATGGGATACCTCTTTTGGCGTGGCCTCTATGGCCAGCCTCTTCGGTAGTATGCGTGATGGCCGCTTCCAAGATAACAACTTGATAGAGATTCCAAGCAATGAAGGCTCTGAAGGGCTCAAGTCCTTAGTGCAACAACTTATAACATGGAAGCCTGACACAAAAAATCCAACGGACTGCGTGATGGCTCTCTGGTTTGCTATCATTCGCGTTCGTGAACTTATGCAGCAATCTTCAAGGGTTGGGCAGTATCAAACAAATAGATGGGCTACGCGTGCTCAAAAAGCAAGTCGTGGCTCTATACAATTAGATGAAGCATTTGCCGACCAATGGTCGCAAACATATGGATAGGATATGATATGCCAGCACCATTAGTAGGAGCAGCAGCGCTAGCAGCGGCGGCGGCAAAACTAGCCGCAAAGAAACTTGCGAAAGACGCAGCAAAGAAGACAGCAGCCAAGGCTACTGTTAAGAAACTTACTCCTTCTGCAGAGAAGTCTATCGCAGAAGCACGCAAGGCGCTTGGTTCCAGCAAGCCAGACCCTAAGGCCTTGGCTCGTAGAATCACTCAAGACAAAGCCCGCGAGATGGAACGCATCAGAAAACAAGGACGTAACACACGATGACATTAACTATGGAACAAGTAGCAGCACGGGTTCTATCCCTGCGCTATCGCAACCACGACCGAGATGCTCGTAACCTTGACGTGCTTGCTGTCCGTAAAGGAAAGATTGCTGAAGTATATCCAGACTTTTTCCCAGATGGCGTTGATGCAAATGTAGTTGCAAACTTTATTGACATTGTTGCCCGTGACCTTTCAGAAGTTATGGCTCCGCTTCCAGCGGTAAACTGTTCAGCAGCCAACCAGGTTTCAGATAGAGCGCGTACCTTTGCTGACAAGCGCACTCGCATCGCTTCTAATTACTTCCAGCATTCAGACCTAGCCGTACAGATGTACTCAGGTGCTGACTGGTACATCACATACGGATTCGTTCCATTCGTTGTTGAGTTTGATGATATCACAAAACTTCCTCGTATCCGCATCGAAAATCCAATCGGTGCATACCCAGAGTTTGACCGCTATGGTCGATGCATTGCTTTTGCTAAAAGATATTCATTGTCACTCGGCGAACTAGTTTCACAGTTCCCAGAGTACGAGCGTGAACTTCTAGGTCCTCGTCGTTGGGACCAAGACTTAAATCATGAAATCGAAATGATTCGTTACTACGATAGCGAACAATCAATTGTTTACATTCCGGCCAAGGATAATCTAGTTCTATCTAAGGCAAAAAATCCTCTTGGTAAGATGATGGTAATTGTTGCACGTAAGCCATCTATTGATGGAGAACTACGT